TTGTTCTTTATTGTGATAGCAGTTATAGGATAACTTGCAAACTTTGGATCAGGAAATCCATGATCAGATTGAACCTCAATATCTATAGTAGTAACATTAATTAAATCACGATCCCAATACATTCCAGCATCTCTAAAATGATCTGCAATAAATTGGTTCTCATATCTTTCATTACCATAGACACTAGAGTTAGAAAACTCTTTATACTTTCGTATAAACTTATCACAGTCTCTCATAGTACCAGGATTGTACTTCTTGAGACTTTCTCCTTGTAAAGATTTTATTGGTGTGATCTCACCTTTGTTAGCTGGTAGAAAGAAAGTAGGTTTATATTCAATATTAGCTTTCTTTCGTTTACCATTTATGTAACCACGAAATCGTATCGCATTACCATGTCTATCTACACTTGTATAAAACGCATCTTTCATTAAATGAATTATACATTATCTTTTAAGATTAGGCAACGGTCCTGTTGGTTTTATTAGTCCAGAACCAAGAGTTTGTTGATATGCATTTGCAATATCTGTCTTAGGTGTATATGTCATTGTCACTTTATCAGTTCTAATTTTTACATCTTTACTTGTACCAAATGGACTAAATGGTGCAAAGCCAACCATAGGTTGTTTTGTTTTCTCATCCATTCTCATTGATATCACTGCTGCATTAGT